ATCAACGCGCATACAGTTAAAGGGGATTTCAGGTATATCGAATACCTTTGAGCGCCAAGTCATTGTTAATGGCGTGTTGGCCGTATTCCATGAATTGAGCTGGCCACTAATTACCAAATAGAGTGTGTCGCTTTCGATGTCTGCATAGCCCGCTGTCGCATAAGTGCTGAGGCGAACAATGCTGCCGTCTTCGGGATCGAATACGAATCCGCCTACACCGGTACCATCGCCATTTGAGTCGCCATAGAACGCGAAGTACTTGTCTTCGTATCGATAGGCGTGAATGGTTTTTGGCTGAAATTGCTCCCAGTTCTTTTTCTTAATAATCGATTTGGTAATTAGCCTGGCACTGGATTCGGTCACTGCGACCAAACCGTCTGGACTCGCATACAGGATGAATGACCCCATATCGACGATCGATCGAGCGGAAACACAAGCCTGCATTTCATCGAGTTCTTCGACGCCCATTGCTGACGGGTGACCACCAGAAAGAATGTAGGGCTTACCTTCAGTAACGACGACAACGCCGTAACGACTGGGCGCCAGCGCGACAATGTCGTATTCAACAGAATGCCGGTACCCAAATGGATAGGCGTAAGGAAGGTACGGCTCAGAAACGCAAACTTCATTTCCCTTGAACACCGCGGTCGAACCATTCGCCAGTACAACAATTCCTTGGGCCCTTTCAGGTGGCGCCACGAAAGTCGAAGTGTCTATTACTCCGCCCAACGAATCACCAGTAACATCATCGATAAACGTCGTTGTGGCCAATGGAATCTTTGCAACAAACAGAAATTCGTCGGTGGTTCCGACTGCGGTGCGGTAAATCTTCTTATGAGTTATGTTCTGAGTGTTCTGTGTCGGAACTGGTAGCGTCAGCGTTGCAGTGTCATTCGGGTGCTTTGTTTCAATAGCAGCGCTTGCTGGGCCTTGCGGCCCCTCTTCTCCGTACTCAGTGACATAGGTCATGACGTAGTAACGAGTTTCGTCATCCGAATAATCCGCAGGATCGGCCCCTGAATCGTTTACAGTTCCACTAATTGAAATTGTTGGCGCTGGAACTCCCAAGTCATAGCTTGCCGCCGGCATCGGGTTCGAGCCCGTTGCTATTAGATTCGATGTCACTTTAGCACCAGCAGCATCGGTGTAATAAACACGCCGATACGCATCCTGAGCGATCGGGCTTTTGACAGCATGAACAAGATCGTTCCAGCTGAACCAGTGCTCGTTCTCGTATTTATGAAGAGAATGAACAACGCCTGCTCTCAAGCTCGCAGCGACGGCGGTAAGATCAAAGTACGGTTGAATGCGTCCGTGTTCTAAGTAAACATTTTCAGCGAACGCGGCCGCACTCGTTGGCAATGTCTTTTCGTCAGCCGCAGGTATCTCGCCACGCGGTAGAGTGATGTCAATCGCTGGCATTAATCAGGCTCGCTTTTACTTTGTAGGCGCAACGTAAAGGCTTTGTCTAAGTCGTCTTTGTCTTGAACTTCATCAGCGTGCGTTGGTTTGACTTTGTAACCAATATTGACTTGGCGAACAGTGCCATCGCTGTTGTTTATTACCGAGCGATAACCGTAATAGACCTGACCGGTATTGCGATCAGTAGCCTTTACGAAAGACCAACCCTTTTGTAACGGATCAGAATTCTTATCACTGAGTTGTTTTTTACCCCAATATACGATGTCGCAATCATTCACGAAGCAGGCGAAGAATCGACTAGTACGCTTTGCTTTATTGAATGGGTTTCGTGTTGCCCATCGATACATGGCGCCAAACGAATACTCTTGACCAGCATTGCGCGCAGAGTGTTTACCGCTAGGCTCACCCGCTAACCCGTCCTCTAGATTATTCCACGGATCTAGCCACGCTATCGGCGTTGCCATATAGACGTGATTACCGCTAGCGCCTTGATCGATGTAACGCTGCTTGTGCTTCGTCGCGAATTCGCCAAATTGGTTGCGCATCGGTCTCGCCGTCAGTATCACCAAGGGCGCCAGAAACACGGTCGCGAGAACGCCCAGCGAAAACGGAACACCAACACGCCACCACAGACAAAAAGCCGCCCAGCGCTCTCGCAGAGGAATTTCTTTAGGCAGCTGAAACCAGCAAACAACAGACACAAAAAAGGCCGCGATTAGCAGCCCTGTTAAAGCGATTAATATGTAGTAAAGCCAAGTCATTAGCTGGGCATCCTTATGGGTAGTTTGGTTGATTTTGTACTGACTAAAACAGTGTTTTTGTTGTTGTCGGTGGCGGTGCTTGTGTTATTCACAACATTAAACTCATTGTCATCGCCCCACCCGCTACCATTCCATTTAGTCCAGTAGAGAACTCCTGAAGAGTTCCTGACATCACCGTCCGGGTATTGCGTGTAATCAGTGTAGGTAAAAGAACCTGTTACTGCTGAGGTAACGACTACAATACCCGCTCCAGATCGCACTCGATATGCAGTACCAGCCATATAGGACACAGCTATATCACCATCCACTAGGGGGAAGTCAACTGGCGCATCAGCACCGCTGTCATAGATCATCTCCTTGGCTGCCACTACCAATTGCGGCTTAGCCTCATCTGATAAGTAAGGGAGAGCCTTGGCTGCTGGAGAAGTGCCAACAAGGTTAATCGTGTCGTGCGTCAATGCATCCGCAGAATATAGCTCGCCATTTCTAGGGTCTATGGAATATCTAGTTAATGGGTAAACAGGTGGAATACCATTACCTAATCCGCCTAAATTCTTTGTAGGCACTTTACCAATGAGATCGCTTGCAAGCTGTACACCGCCATAAACATCAGACGCATCGTTAAGCCCCACAACATCGCCAAGCTTAGCCCCTAGCACTGGCAAGTTATTAGAGTCAGTGAATATGTGAGCAGGGGTTTTGTAGACGGTAAGCTCTAATCGTGTTGCAGGAGGGTCAGCTACCCATGAATTCCCCGAACCTTCAAAGCCATCCTTGCGGGTGCCTGTGGTAGAGAGACCCCAAGAACCCCCCTTGTCATCACTGGTAACGCTTTGAATGTAGACAGAACATGGACGCGTGGCCTTAAACTCTTTACTCGTCCCATCCGGTATCAAATCCTCCCCATTCTCCCCATACAAGAGAGGGAAGCCTTCCATGCCTTGTGCGTTAGCTAGGAAGGTTGCCTTAGGGCCGAGGTCTAAATACAAAGCAGTATTTGCATAGTTAGCTGTGGAGAGGTCTATTACACCTCCAACTGCTACTCTAAGGTAGATGTTACCTACAGTACCGCCACTAAGGTTCCCAGCAATAGCTTCGATAGCCTCACCTGCTGCTACAGTCTGACTGCCTTGATCAGAAATCCAATCAATAACACCAGTAGCCTGTCTAGGGTAGTTAGCAGGATCACCAATAATATCAGTCCAAGTATTGTCAGCACCTTGAGCTGTGGTGTACTCGACTTTCTGAACGATATAGGTGTCGCCGTTAGTACGATCGATAGGCTGTAGCTTCTCAGCCAAATTACCTATTGCTGCGGCAAAAGTCGTTCTCAGTCGCAAGATCGTCGCTGTAACTTGCTCTGCGACATAACCCGCCGTCACATAGCGACCTGCCTCAGTGATTACCTCTACGAAGCTACCAACTTCATATAAAGATGAATCGCCAACGCTGACTAGGCCACCATCTGTTGTAGAGTTGGCTAGCGCTTCAACTACCCCGCGCTCTTTAGGCACCAGCTTAGGAATACCCTCAGTCACAAAGTTCTTAAGAGCTCCCGCTACCGCCTTCTCAAAGAAGTACATGTCAGTCTGGTATGGCTTGGGGGCTGTAGCTTGTGCGCGAGGATCAGTGATGTCGCTTAGGTAGATAGCATCGTAGAGCTTGTCGTCTGGTCTGCCTGAACCACTCACACCCCCGATGAATCCTGCCGAGTTTCTAGCTCCAATTATCGCATTTCCCGCAAAAGCGATAACCATACACTGTGCAGTGTCAAGGACTCCTGTAGCGAAGGGAGCTTTGTACCAGTTGCCTTGCGTAGCACTAGAGTCATACCAAGTCCTGCAACCGGATTCATTGAAATACTCGTGGTACGCACCTTGGTTTCTGCGTCTTACATAAGCCACTGCGACAGCAAAACCTGTTCCGTCCTGCCACAAATCACTTTCACCAGCCACAGCGGCAAAGCCAGCAGTAGCCATATCGGAACTATCACCTAACCCTTCGAAGACCCCAATACTTCCGTCTTCACGAAGGTAAACAACATCTCTACGAGTCAGTAAGGCGGTAGCATTTGGCGCAGCGGGTAACGTCACTACCGTATCAGGCACATCGATCAAGCTATTGCCGACACGATACCGATTTGCTTTTATCGTAAATTGATTGGCGACTGTCGCAGGACAATCAAAATCCTTCGCCGCACAAGGCTCTTTCATTAAGCCGTGCGCAGTCAGTAAACCGCAAGCCGCTAAACCGGCGACGTCGATACTTTTATCGACCTTCGCTTTAGAGTTGTCAGTAAATGAGTTTGTGTTTGGCTCAGATTCGTACAGCGCCTTAATTTCGGCGCCGCTTAACGCATTCGCTGCAGTAACATCAACAAAGGCCGAGCCAGTCCATCGATGTGAGTGGTTGTCATCTAGTGTTACATAGATTTTACCCGCTTCGCCAGTGACCGGTAGCCCTGCTAGATTTGGGAATTCCAAAACGTCGTCAACGAAACTAGGAAGATGCTGTGATGGGACCTTGTTGTCACCACCTAGCGGAGCTACACCGCCCGCAACGCCTTTTTGCATCGATGCCAAGCTCGCGGCCGCGTCATTCTTGTGGGAGAGAGACTCGCCTGCGCTAGCTTGAGAGCTGCTGCTTGCTGATAATGCCTCGCCCTTTGCGGTGACGGTAATGTCTCTAGCTGATTCGGCATCGACCTTTGCTTGCTGTGAGGCGAGTAAGTTGCTGGCAACTGTGTCTTCGCTGCTATCGACTGACTGCTTTGCCGAAGCAACAGCACTCAGATTGTCGGAGACTTCACTACGCGCCGATTCAACGGCTTGTTTGTCGAGTGCGACCTGGTTTGCACTAGACGCCGACTGCTGATTGCTTTGCTCCGCTGCGGTAGCACTTTCACCGGTCTGTTGATGCAGAATTTCAACCGCATCCGACGAGACTTGAGCGCTCTTCGCATAGGCAGCAGCCAACACAGAGCTATCACCAACTCTCACAGTTACGCCACGCCTTCCGAAGGCAGCAGAAATTACATCGCCCGAATTGACTCGAGCCACAACTTTACGTCTTAAGCTCACCTCAATTCTCCATCTTTTGCTTGCCATCAAAAATCGTCAGTACAACGTCTTCTGGCGTAGATGAAATCACTTGATGCAATTCGTAAAAGTACTGATCAGCCTCAAGCAGTGCTGTATTCGATTTCTCAACTCGGATCGTAACTAGACCTGAATCCGCATCGAGACCAGCAGGAACGGTGTGCTCGACGAATATCGCGGCCTCGCTATCCGGCTGAGAAGGATCTTGTTTCATCGAAAACTGGTAGCGATTTCCGGCTTGAGGAATGGGGCTGCCGTCTTCGTCATTAACGAACTCAAAGCCCTGAATTAGGGTATTGCCAATTTTGCATGGATCGAGATCTTGATTGGTTGTCATGTTTAAACCCAGCGACGTGGCTTTACAGTTGGACTCGAGCCGGACATGCCGACTGCCTTTTGGATTTTTGCTTTATGAACGGCTTGTTCGAATTGAGCGTTGAAGTTCGGCGCCAGCTCAGGAATGCCCCATGCTGCTTTCGGTTGCATCAACAAATAAGCCGCAGCGCCAGCGGCGATACCCTCCGCCCACTGATCGGTAACTACATCGGGTAGCGACGCAGCATCAAAAGTTGGTAGGCAGGTTACTTTGATGGTTAACCGGTCCTTCTCCTTTGCTAAACCATCGAACTGAAGAAAATAGTCTCCGTCGTTTTCAACAGAAGCGGCTCGCGCGGCACCTTCAATATCTAAAGGTGTACCGGTCAAGATTCCATACGATTGACGCTCACCCTTGATCTCTTCCAACGAAAGCAAGGCCGTATCTTTCGGAAGGTCGACATACGCCTTCGAGCTACCTTCAGGCAGCGTTGATCGTCCAGTGTATGTCCAAATTCTTGCGCGACGACAAAGCTCTCGAGCCTTGCGTATCAATGCGGCCCGCACTTTCATCTTTGGTGCTTCGGGAACGTCCGAAAGAACGAGCGGGATTAGTTCGTCGATATTAGCCATTGGCTGGACTCATGCCTCCGTCTGCTTCGGTTTTACCTTGAATGGCTTGCATCATTGCCTGGTAGTGAGCTTGGGCGCGTGCACCATCCGCAAAATCAGAATCTTTGCTGAATGCCCGATACAAAACGTAATCCACTAAAGGATCGGCGTAGGTGTCGGGTAAGGTAATTGGTGTGGTGTCTGCTCCAAAATCCGTTATCTCAATCACAGCAGGTTTAGCACTGTAGATGTGAACAACCTTGTGCCCTGCTTCTGGCGCCGGATACAAATAGAAACGCCGCGGGTCTTTGTCGGAATACGTGTAAAACTCGCAATCAGTTACCGGTGAGCCATTGTCGTGCCAGTCCGGTATTTGGCTGTCGAGCTGATCCATATCCATGAATCGAATTGCCGAGCCACCTGCGTCGCGAACAACACGAATGAGGCGTAGACCTTCGGCGAGCAGCGTTTGCTCAGTGCCGAGAGTGCAAATGTGATCTGCGCGCTTGGTGTTTGCATCCGGACGAATAGAAACGAGATGAACCTGACCGGCGTTAAACCAGTCGAGCAATTCTGCGTCGCTCCATCGAACTTGCAACGCATCAAACAACACCGTCTTGCAGCGCCCTATGATGTCCGTGACTTTAGTGGTCGGCATATCGGTTACTGGCCTTTCTTCTTGCCTTGGCCCCTTTGGGCTTTGGCTTCTTCAAGACCGGCATTTTTGCCAGATTCAAACGCTTCTGCTTTGGCAGCTTCAAGAGCAACGCCAGCGGCTTCTTCTGCTTCAGCTAC